GCAATAGAACACCATCTAAAACCATCAATGATTTCTGGGCGTTGAAATAACTTTAGTCTAGAATTGTCTAGATACTCTTGATATAGATTATCTGCTTGTTGAAACATCAACACACAATGACCGCGATGTTGTAAATCAGTAATGGCACTTAACATACGATACATTAGATCTTCAGTGCGATCCAAAATACTAAACACTTCGCTTTTGAGTTTGATCTCTACAAAATTGTCAGAGTCAGTCTTTGACCATCCCAGTTGCCAACGATGACTAACTTTTTGATTTTGTGGATTGGTCCAACGCCCTTCAAAATCGTCAACAGGATTGCAGATAGGTATTTCTAACCTGGATACAAATGTCATGCCCAACACGTACAGTGTTGGGGGTGCAGTATAACTATGCTTGAGTGTTGTGCGTAGTATGCGACTGTTTGCACTGCCACCGATTGCAAGACTAACTGGATTGTCTAATCCCAGTTGCTTGGCCAAATCAACATGACCTTGGCCACCGGCATAACATTCTGCATAACTACACCCATTGACTACTAGATTCATTTCTTGTCAGCGCCTGCGGCTCTATTGTATGCGTCAATTTCTTTTTGTGTTGTGATCTGTGCCATGACATCTATTTCGTCATCTTTGTATGTGGGATACATGGCCATCAAGGCCTTGCGTTTGGCACTGAGTCCTGCTTCTTTCTTGCGAGGCGCGATCCAGGGATGTCTTGGTGTGCCCATACCGGGACTTACTGTTGTGGCCAGGAGCCATTGTAATTTAGGATGCTTACCCACGTTAAAAAAGTGCTTGTTCAGTCTCTCGTTGCAAGCAATCACATAAAACTCTTGTAGTTCTCTTGATCCTTCTACCGACGAGCCCCAACGTATCATGAGATAGTTTGAAAACTTTTTCTTTTCTTCTGTGGTCAAGTCATCGTAGAATGTTCTGACCTTGCGGTCAAACATACGCATTTCATTGGCAATGTTCAGTTTATCACTCATGTTTTAGTCAGTTGATAGATCATTATAGCATGTTCTAATGCGTCTTGTAAAGTGGGATTGGTCCGTGCCGCACGGCGAATTTCTCCCCAAAGTTGGTTTTCCATTATGTGATCATGTAAGGGTCTACCATCCTGGGTTCTTGAGTCGTAGTCGACTTGATGACCAGTTATGGGATCATAACCGTAGCCTACTAAGGTACGGTCAGTAGGATCAGCACCAAACTCTCGAGCATACACTTCATTACCCACACGCTCGTAGATGTATGTTACATCTGGCTTGAGTTGTCCCATTACCAAGCCTTGTTGTAGTCCACAATCTCGCAGTTGCGACTGACATCTTTTACAAAGTACACACAGTCAGGTTCGGGATCATCGTTCAAGGGCACGGCCAACATCTGACCGTTCTTGAGTTTGGGTGCGTACCAGTTAACCTCGTGATAAACATCCAGGATTTCGATGTCTGGGAAACTGGGTCTGTAACTGCTGAGTGGATTGAATTGGAATACTCTAAAACCTCTGTCATTGATTGAAGTCAATGGTAGCACTTCTAAGTCACCAATATCGGGTTCACCTATCAGTATCTGCCAGTCCATGGGCATTTTGAGAGTTTGTGTTCCTATACGCAACACCAGGGCTGGCGCATTAAACGATTCTAAAAAGATCAAGGGAATAAAATGATAGTCTGGGTCTGCTGGATTCGAATTGTCTAGAATGGCAAAACGCATGTCATCAACTTCTTCGGGCAATTGATTTAGGTCGTAATAGGTATTGTCTAATGTTAGTATTCTCATAGTGTTATGTTACAGGATCTGTTGCAAAAAGTCAAGCGATTTTCATCCATTCCAGTTTTTCTGAACTGAATGGATAGTTGGCTTCCTTATAAAAAGTTTTGCGTTTGGTCAAGTGTCGTTTGGCAAACTTACAGGTTGAAGTTATGTCCCATATTTGCACATGGTCTTTGTCTTCGGCTTTTCTTATGCCGCGTCCAATGCTTTGGATAACACGGACAAAACTTTTGCCGGGTTCAATAAGAACCAAATTAAAAATCCTAGGGATATTAATACCCACAGCGGCAACACCATAGGTAGCCACAATAATCTTATCAACGCTGTCTGCAACTGCATCATATTCATCTTGTCTATCTTTTGCTTTGGTCGCACCTGATACAAACACAGCACGATCACCTAACCGCTCTACTAGAGCATGCCCTGCGGCTACCCGGTCCACAAGCACCAAGGTGTTACCTGTTTCATTTACCTTGCGGATCAGTTCGGCCATGGTGTCCAATCGACCCGACTCTTCAAGCAGGTATTTAAGTTCCGATTGGTACTCTTTATACTCCACGTGATCCACCAACTGCACAATGTTCACATGACAGTTGGCCAATACACCTTGTTGTTGCAATTCGTTGGCACTGAGCCTACCAATAACAGGACCCAGTCCTACCAACAAGGCCTGACTCTCAAATTTTTCTTTAGGGATAGTTCCAGTCAATCCCCAGCGAATTGGCACTCTAGACATTACGCCTGTCAGTAGAGTTTTAAGTGCATCTGCTTTGGCCATGTGTACCTCGTCTACAATAACGCATACTACACCTTCCAAAAACTCACCAATGGTTACTTCGCCTGTGCCTGCTTTGGTATTCTTCAACAGGATATTCAGACTCTGCCAGGTGCAAATGGTATGAGTGCGTCCATATTCTTTTCTATCGCCAAAGAACACACCCACATCTTGTTCCATATTGATGTAGTCTTTTTCTGTTTGTGTTACCAGGCTCTTGTTGGGCACAATCACAATACTTCGCCCATACGGTGTGACAGCGTTTGACAAGGCCGCTGTCATAATGGTTTTACCTGCACCTGTGGCCACTTCTTGTAGGCACTGCGGGTTGGCCAAGAAGTTGTTCACAATATCAACTTGATAGTCTCGCATGACTATGGGCTCGCCCACAGCAGGGTGTCCTTTGGGCCACTTGATATGTGCAAATGAATCTTCACGCACTTGTTCAAACTCAAATGAGGTAGAGTAATCTCTCTGATCATCTAATTCAATGTCGTAATTGAACTTTTCAAGTATGGGAATAATCTCAGGCAAGAGATTTGTATAACTGCTACCACCAAGTTGGAAGTACGAAACCTTGCCGTCCCAACGTCCCAGTCTCACTGCTGGAAGATATCTAGCATACGGTACATCATATTTGAAAGCATTGACCAAGGCTTTACGAGCATCTAAATCTAGTCCTTCTAGTTTGATGTTTACTTCATCTCGGATTTGTATGGTGCATCTTTTCATTGTATTGTTACTTGTTGTACCCATTGCCTTTCAGCAATATCGTCTAGTAGTTGATCACGGTTGCCATTGTAAACTAAATCTGCAACTGGAAACCTTACGGGTCGTGCTTGTGTATTATACACGTTTGTGATGTCGCGAGCAACAAAAAAGTCACCATGTTCATCGATATATTTTTGCACTTTGCCATAACGTTCAGTTAGATCTCGATCGTAGAACTGTATGTTAAAGTCGGCGCTGTAATGACTGAACGGCTGAAATGCATCATCACCTATGTACTTATCGTTGTCGTTGGCTAGATCTTCGACTGTTTTTCCAATCTCACAATAGTTGAGATATACTGTGCCAAACTTGATTTGGCTATCACCGTATTGTTCCTGAAGTGCTGGATCCAGTTGTTTTATCTTGGGCATGCTATACCAAGTGCAGACCAATCTTGGCCAAGTGCCAGTCATTACACTTTCACATCTGTGTACGGCTAGATTTAATTCAGCCAAAGCCCGCCTAACTGGTTCTGGCGCACGTGACCAGTAATCACTGCTCTGTTGATCCAGCAAGCCGTGGTGTTGTTCAAATATGTTGTGCAAATAATTGAGACAGTCTTGTGTGTACTCAAACGGTCTGTCTATTAGATATTCATGTGCATTGATTGTGGTAATACATTTTTGAATGTACTCCACTGCACGGGCCTGCTCTTGTGTAAGGGTGCCAAATCCATAAAATCTATCTGGGTGATCCAACAGGTAACTGCCGCGGGACTGCATACGCTCGACCCATAGCTCAGCCACAGGCGTGTCACGTATTTGAAATTTGAGTTCGAAATCTCCGTTCTGTCCCAAACGGATCAGCATGTGTTGCGGCATAATAGCAGTATATACTTATTGTTATAAGAAGTCAAAAAGACAGGTACCTTTTTAAGGGTACCTGCCATAAAACCTGGGCCGGAGCCAACCAATGCCCAGGGAAACTTTAAAAATTATTTTGTCACACGCACTATCCGAAATCCCATTTGCTTCTGTTCGTCTGCTTCGTCGCGAGTTGCCACAGTAAACAACAACAAGTCACCATCATAAATTTCGTACATATCAATCTCCAAACATCAAAATAATAAACGACAAGAGTAGTGCCCACCAAAGGTGTCCTAACATCAGCAACATTAAGACACCTATCCAGGCCATATCAAACTCCTATTAACATGTTCTGAATTGATCAGAACTTGTGATGGTAATTGTACCAAGCGGAGTGAGGTTTGTTTCCCCGACCTTAAAACATCCAGTATCAGGATAACATACATATATTGTTTTGCCCTTGATTGCAAAAACCTCACCCACCTCATCTTTGTGTATTTTACCGTTTTTAATTATGGTATCATACGCACGTTTATCGGTAGTTTCCATTACCTTGTCGCCAATTTTAAATCCCACATTGCCTGGCAGGTTTAGTTGCCGCAATCTAAATCGCTTCATTATGGCACTTGCCACATCAGGGTGTCCCATTATTTCCGCAATCTCTGCACAGTCTTGAGCAGTCAGATACACAGTACGATGACCATTACCTTCCTTGTAAGCATCGTTTTTGTACTGGTAGGCCCAGGTTTCTGCCTCGTATGTAATGTGGTCATACCAACCGTCAACTGATGTATAACTCATCTAGATTCCTTTTGTGTGTTACTAAGACTACAGTTTAGCAAATTAGAAATTACTAGT